GCGGCGCGTCAGACCTATGGCAATGGATACTACAGCAACTGCTGCCTAACCTGCAAGAAGTCTCTACTTGCTGGACCTTGTAACTGCAGGTTGACTGTATCTCAGTCAGCTGATCTGAAGAGTGCAATCCAGTGGCCGCATACGGCGGATCGTAACGCTTAAAGAAGTTTGTAGGAATGTAAGTATGTTGACGGTCTATACCTACCGAGTTCATAAACCAGACAAATGTTTTGACCTGTCTTGTCTTCCACTAGATTCCTGGATTGAAACGGTTACTGACATTGTGTCACATCAAACATCAGGAACGATATGGTTTGGATATCTAGAGGGATGGATGTTGACACCGCACGAGGAAGTTGTTCTACGAAAGGCGCTTAGACAATTTGACTGTGAGGTGGTTTCAAAATATCCACATTCCTTCTCACATGCGTGGAAAAACGAAATTGATTGGGTCTACACAGACGAACTCAATGGATTCACCGACACTAACAACGATGGTAGTGCTTTACAACATGGGGGTTCGCCTAAACACCGACAACCTAGTACAAAACCTACCGCTTACGGATTCGATCATTAAGATTGAGAAGCAAGGAGTTCTCAAGAGGGGTTCATCAAAGCGAGACCTAATTAAGCGTCGAGCAAAGACAACTCTTCCCAAGCGAACAACTGGATTTGGACATAACTCGATCACAGTTGTCGTCATGTCAGATGGAGATGGAAAGTTTACGAGAAAGGAGATCACAGTCAAGATCTTTCAGAATGGAGTGTTCCACATCACTGGTGTTCTGGATGAGAGTTACGATCGTAACGTGACAACCCTTCTAAAGGATCACATTATTGCACATTGCTCAGATGCAGTGACAGGTGAGTGGACCAATATTCGTCGTGTGGTTCTGATGAACTACAAGACCAAGTTGGTTGATACGAAGAACCTTTCGCGTGATTCGCTCTACGCATCATTACGGTCAAAGGGAATCAATACAGTCTATGAACCCGCGGTGTATCCTGCAGTGAAGATCTACTTTCCAGAGACCAAGTGGATCGCAAAGGTATTTCGAACAGGTCAGATCATTCTCACCGGAATGACCACGCATGAAGAATGCGCTTCGTTAGTTTCTAAGTTAAAGCCACTTGTTGGAGTATAAATATGCAGACAACGCGCGAATTAACACCAGCAGAGGTTGAAGCGGGACGGAGGGGTATCAATAACCAAGATCTGAGTGCTACACAAGTTCAGGCGCTCGTGAGGAACATGGATGCGTCGAAGAAAAAGTGGGCGCACCTGAAAGCGGACAAACTCGCATATGAGGAGAAACTACAACAGGAGAATGAGGTTCTGTATTTCAACTACCCTTCTCTTTTTCAAATGCATGCAGAGGAGCGTCTGGATTCAACTTTTTTTGAGATGCTTGCTCTGAAGCGCAAGATTGAGCGCGGTGAGATCACTCCGGAGCAGGCGACTCAGGTTGTAGGGGCAAAACTATCTCAACGATTTGTTCCGTCTCTTGCGACTCCTCAGGCGCCGACGATGTCTTATGAGGACTTTTACAAGCGGAATCAATAGAGTTCCAGAGTTCGTATTCTTCAGTACTCTTATAGACCAGGAAGAAGAAGTTGCGCAGTTGGTCCCATGTGCAGTCTGACATCGCATAACACTTCATACGACTCAGTTTGAGTCCATCCAGCATCCCGCAGAGATCCTCCTTTGACATGCTGTTCTCCAACACCAAAAAGTCATTATCTTGGTTTTCATAGAGTTTGCGAACTTCCTCTATGCATTCCATCAGACACTTGTACCCAAGAATACAATACTGCTTCTTGTAGTTGAGATTGATCAACTTGTTGCAATACTTATTCGTAAAGTTCTCACGCTTCCACATGGGAAGAGCCCACCAGTTCGCAGTCGGTTCCTCAAATCCATCCATTCGCTTCATCGCATCATCAAGTTTGTACTCAGCATACGCCTGCGGTACAATGAACTGAGGTCCAAGTCGGTTAATCTCTGAGTTACGGATGAGAGAGAAGTTGTTCCATCCATCGTTCATGTATTGAATGTATGCTAACTTTGGAACACGCGCCATCTTGGTCTTCACTGCAGTTCGCAACAGAAGTTCCTGATCGTCGCAAATAGGCAAAAACTCGGAATAATTGCCAAGTTCGTGGAGCGTAGAACTGCGCCAGATGCGCGGATGGTTAGGGACACCTACGATATGAGACATACTGTAGTTGTTGATGTTCGGGGTCGCAATGACGTTCACCCAGGTCCCCCTATACTTCTGACAGTAATATCCAGCATACCCAAGACCAAAATGGTCTCCATATGTATGAGTATTGCCATTCTCGTACAAGTGAGCAGTGTCCATGTAGACAAATCCAATTGATTCATCCTCAAACACCTTTACTGCGTCAGCAAGGCACTCTGGAAGAATCTCATCATCGTGATCCAACTCAAGCAAGAACTGACCCCTGCAAAGACCTACCGCCTCATTCTTCACATTGCCAATGTTGCCGCTGTTCTCTGAGCGACGATAGAGACGAATGCGAGGATCCTTCTTTGCAATCCCCCTCAGGAACTCAAAGTGCTTGTCATCAGGAGAGTCATCCAGAACAACCCACTCCCAATCCTGGAACAACTGCGCCTTGAGACTGTTGTAGGGACGGTAGAACTTCTGATAGGAGTTGTAGCAAGTTGTAAACACTGAAAAGATAGGGCGGGTGATCTTATGAGGAAGGAGGCAATTGTGAATATAGCAAAAGTTTACTCCACGGTTAAAGGAGTCGAGATCCTTGATGTTCTCATAAAAATGAAGCCATCGTAGACGGAAGCGGTTCACCATGTTACCCATTTTTCCGTAATACTCAGTCTCGTTCTTACCATAGGTCACAATCAGATGATAGTTCGGATCAAAAAGTTTGAGAACGTCATCTGGATTAGAGGTAAAGTTCAGTGTACAGTTAAGTTTACTTTCATTTGCAGACAGATAGGTATCGATCGCAGAGTACTGTTCATCCCGAAAGAACAGGATATTTGGATATTTCATTGTTAGTAGTAGATCGTTTACTCCTTAAGTTCTGTCCGCAGTTCCATGAGTTGCTTGCCCAATACATTCTTACCGGGCCACTTGGATGGATCGTTCGCCTTTGAAGTCTCTGCCGAGGTTCCGATACCCCAGTATTTGTCCCGAGCAGACGCCTCTCCGATTGGACGGGTTCCTGTCTCCAGCAACTTTGTCTGGAGATCCGGGTGCTGAATAAACTTTGCCTTGATTGCTGTCTTCATGATTCCGTCCTTCTTTGCATCCCACTCCTCCTTCACGAATCCCTTGACCTTCTTACCAAGCGCCTTGACCGCCTTGGGTGACGGTGTCTTCAGGATCTTGTCTGCGATTGCACCATCACCGAACTGCTTCGCCTTTGCCCACTGGAAGTAGTGCTCAACGGTGGGGAAGGTAATTGAGTCAATCTGGAACGCCGCTTCGTACATATTTGAGATCATTCTCCACTCGCCCTTACCCTCATCTGCTCCAAAGAACAGAACTGGTTGTGCGCTAGGTTCGAGCAACTTCTTCACAATCTTCTTCTTGGGCGCCGGTTTTGCCTCCTGCTCACTGCGCTCATCCTTGACCGGTTCGGGTTCTGCGACAGGAATCTCGACCTCCTGTTTCTCGGTTACCTTGGGTTTGGGTTCCTTGGACTTCTCAAACACGAAACTGCGGTGGAGGAAACTGAAGGACTGCTGTTCCTGTGTAAGAATCACAGTGTTCTGCTCCGAGTAGTGCTCTGAGAACATCTTGGATCCCACCAAGTCGTATCCGTGCTCCTCCATGACCTTGGTCAATCGCTCAAATGGTACCAGATACTCCTTTTGAGGTTTCTCAAAACTCTCAAGGTGAACAGAGATTGCCTGACCGAACGCCTCATTCCACCCATTTCCGTCGTCATAGTCCTTGACGAACTCACCAAAGGCGTTCTTTCCTGACAGGAACCGGTGACTCTGTTTTCCCAGCAGGAGCGAGTAGACTGCGGCGCCATCCAGGCAGGTTCCAAAGAAGAACCCCTTTCCGTGGTTCTCAATGTTCTCCGCAAACGCCTTGAACGTCTCCTCTGACTCGCACGCATAGTGGATGGCGAACTGGCACGAGATCGCATCAAACTCGGTCTGTCCTGCGAACTTTGCAAGATAAGGTGTCGGAGCAGGTTCTGTTCCCGCAACAATGTTCGCGTACTTGTTTGTCCCCTCGAACAGAGGTTTGGTCATGTCGCCCTGGAAATACAGGACCGGAGGCAGATACTCGTTTGGGTGATTAAGGCGCTCGTTTAGGTATCGAACACATGCTCCACGGCGCGGAGAGGTAAGGTTGGATAATGAGAAGTCAACCCCAACAACCCTAGACGGTTTTGTCCGCTTCCACTTGAGCATGTCTCCACCCTGACCTACTGCGAGTTCCAGTAGCGAGTCTCCGTTCTTCACGCAGTTGTAGTACAGTCCGTCCTTGATTCGGTTGTGGAACCCGTATACATCTTGGAGGATACGGTCGCGGCGCTCGAGTTGGTCACGGTAGTAGAGGTCATCCTCAAAGGTATCGTCCGGCGGATTGGATACCACATCGCGGATCATCTGTTCCGTAATCGGAATGTGAATGTTGGTCCAGATTGAGTCAGCAACCTTGATGTCGTTACCAAACTTGGCAAGTTTCAGAACACGGTAGTCATAGGTCTTGTCATATCGAGTGCGCATGATCACCCATCGTCCCTTGTCAGTGTCATAAGAGCACTCAATGATGGTATTGTCCTCAACACGATTTCCCTCTTGATCGACCGGAACACCGCGGTCGTTCAGAGGCAGAGAGATGACGTGAGCGTCAGGTGACCTAGGAACCATTGGGTTGAACGGCGAGGGAACATACGACTTGCCTCGGTACTCGGCAGGAATCTCAGAGGGTACGTACTCACCAGTGATGGTCTCACAGGGGTACATGATATCACCAGGCGTCCGCGACACATACAGGGTTCCCTTCAATACACGCTTGTCCAGGACCGTATCGAAACTCTCACCTGGTTTGAACTTGACCAGAAAGTCAATACTGTTCTGCGTAGAGGGTTTCCACTTGTACACGATGTGCCACGTGTTGACCTTTGAGGGAACTGGAGCATCGCGTGGCGTGAACACAAGACCGTCTGTGGCATACTCGAACTTGGTATCCATCATTTTGCGAATTGCCTCCTGCATTGCAGACCCATCTCCTGCAAGGAACATCTTAGTCTCAACTCGAAGAGGTTTGCTGGATGGGAGAGATGAGAACTCTGTAGACAATTGACTCACGAAATCCTGACCACAAGAGAGGCGCGAATCACTGTCAGACATGAGAGGGAGACGGCGAACATCCTTTCCACGGAAGCGGTAGACATCGAAGATACAGAAGAGGTTACGGTCAGGCAGGTACTCACCGTCAACAATATCGCCCACATGAACCTTGTCCTTTGCAGTGACACCTGTCCAGGTCACCACCATACTTGGCGTGATTCGCATCAGTCGAGCGTCTCGCATGACAACTAGAAAGCAGCGCTCTCCGTCCGCCTTGTTGGTCACGGTGTATCCGGACAGGATATTGTTAGGGCGGTCTGCGCGGAGGTGCTGGCGCTCGAGGGTGATCGGTTTGACGAATGACATCTCAGACATGCTGAACTCCATGCGGTTCTGCTCAATGTCCTTGGCAGACATGATGAACTGAGATCCCTGGAAGGCGGCAACCACAGGCGTGATGTGGCGCAACAGAGAGTCTACGATAATCTCCGGCGACTTCTTTCGGTCAAAGACCTCGAGTTCGAGTTCATAACTGGGTGTCTGCTTGAGGATCTCTGCAAAGGAGGTGAGTTTGCCCTTCGACTTGCTCTGGGAGAAATCATAGCGAACCACGCCGTCGAGACTGGTCCATGACTTGCGGTGGAGGATGCGTACGTGGGAGGCGGAATCCATAGGGGATCCAGAGAAGTCCTTGCGAAGGTGCTCCTCGTGACGAAGTGTGAACTTTACATAGGCGTCTTTGATGTCAATGGTATCGGACTTGCCCTTGATCGCGTGAACGACCTCAAAGTAAGGGCGCTTTCGCTCAACATCAATCGGAACTCCGCGGAAACTGCCGGTAGTGCAGACTTTGTGAATGTTCTCTGCACCAACTACGACGACTCGCAGTCCATCAGAGTAACTAAAGGTAGCACGGTGTTCCTCAACGGGAGCGCCGCGGGAGTAGAGTTGAATTGCCGAGACAATGCGATCCGCAACGTCCTTCGTGTGAATTTTTTCTGCAAGAATCTTGCATTCGAGTTCTGCGTGGGTGTCTTTCGTAACAAGCGAAGCGAACTCCTTGAGGTCGTTTCGTGTGCTAGAAGGTAAAATGGTCTCCATTGCCTTATCTTTATGCGTGAATGAAAACCATCCGTTTTAATTCCTTCGCTCATAGGACTTGCGTTCTGCGGCATCGGACTCCATCATCTTGTGCTGGTCAAGGTAAAAAGTAATCATCTTCTCAATCTCGATAATACATGTGTCAGGTAGAACGTCGGAGGAAACAAGTACTCCAGTCTGGGTCTTCGTGAACGAATCTGTATACTTCTTGATGATACCAAAGATCTGTGCGTGTTCATTTGCGTCAAGTAGGTCCAACCTCTCCCTCACCTTTTCCTTCCGGTTTCGGTTCATTTGTAGTAGGCGCAACAGTACGAACCATTCTCTTCCTCCGCGCTTCACCAGGCGCCTTAGTCTTCTCAACTGCAACCGTCACCATGCGCTTCTCTGGATCAGAGGTTCCCACGGGTGCCGCGATGACCTGCTGCGCCTCAGGTTCTGCTGTCTCTTTATGAACGGCAGGACGGATCACTGTGCGGAGTTTGCCAAGAACAACGATCGTCTCATCACCCTGCTGAAAGCGGGTTCCCACAACATCAAACTCGATTGTCTGACCAACCTCTGCATCATCAAACTCACCATTTCCGATGTGGAGGTCGCGAGGCAGTAGGACCTTGATTGGGTCAGTCTCAGCATGGATACCAATCTTGCTCTTGAGGGAGACAGGCGCCCTGAACACCTGTCCATTGTGAGGGAGGCACACGTCCGCTTGGAACTTGACATTGTAATCAAGACCGCCCTTTAGGATGTTCGTGCGACCCAGGGAATGCTCCTTGATTGTGATACTGCGAGGTTGGACATATCCTTCAGGAATACAGATACCTTCGTACCTGTGACGTAATTGCTCTACAAGACTTGCGTGGATATTGCGTTGAAGGAATCGGGCGTCAAGATGGACTGAACGAGTCAGTTCGCGGCGTTCATAAAGAGAGTCCATTGTGCCTTCTTGGTTTTAGGATGGATACTTTTCATTTTACAGTAAAGTTAGGTATCTCTGAAACAGGTACTGAAGCGGCAATATACTTGTTCCGTATCTCATCCCTTTGTTCGAATGTAAAGCGATGATGGTAACTAACACCTTTGTCGTAGTCCGAATCAGGGATCTTGTCCTTGATCTGCAGACCGCGTTCAATAATACGCTGATTCCAAGGGTAATTTCCAAACCAAAGAACGAATGGTTCTATCCATTCGGTCACAGGAAGGGTTACCTCGTGGCGTCCAAGTGAATAACGACCGTGACTCCATGAATGAACCATTCGATACCCACGAACATCCCGCTCTACTCGTTCAATGCCATCAAACAACTCGCGCAGGGTTGTGGGGTTCTGGACCTCCTGTAAAGAAAGTGCAATCATCGACTTCAGTGGGTAATAGCAGTCAGGATTCTCTGACAGATACGATCTAAGCGGTTGGGGACTCATTATGAATTCGGTGGTGTTCAAGACAACCTTATATCCCTCGAGTTCCATTTCCGCATACATAAAGAGGACGTCATTTTCAAATGCATCGAACTTTTCAAGACGCTTTGAAGGATGAGAGTCAATCGCCTTCTTGATCTCCCACGTAGGACACATCTCTCGGACTAGATCCAGTGTACGATCCGTACATCCCCAGTCAAAGACGATTCCGTGATCAAACATTGTTCGATGATGTTCAAGCCAGAACGGCATAAGATACTCTTCGTTGTAGACGTTAGTCAAAACAGTAATCTTCATTATCTATTCTTTCAGCGACTTCTTAAGTATCTTTTTAACGGAGTCCGATTCAAGAACCCTCATCTCTTCGGGAGTATACCACACTACATTGTGCTGTTCGCGTGCAAGAAGTTCAGAGTAAATACAGAGATTGGCGCCAGCAAGTCCAGTAGGGATACCGACGTCATTCACATCAATAAATTTTGAAACGACTCGCATATGTGCCGCAGAGTTCTTTCCTGTGTTACACACTGTCAGTTTCGAACCCGTTCGAACAGGGACCTCCTTAAGTTCAGAAGGAGTCAGTGTCAGCATTCCATTGGGCGCCACTGACGCAATCAACTTGGTCTTATCTGCAATGAACCGTTCAATGAGCGCCTTCTTCCAGTCTTCGAACTTTGTCAGTTCCTCACCGATCAAGTCTGTTTCAGTCGTAGTCACATAGATATCTGTGTCAGGTAAGCGTAGGCGATCAGAGAATGGAAGAGAGTGTTCTGTTGCCAAGTACGCCTTCTTTTCAGAAGGTGTGAACTCGTGGTCAAAGATGTACCCATTCTTGACTTCCTTTGAGAACCGCGTATCCGCATTACCAGGGAACTTGAATGCGTCTCTGCGAGCGTCAAGAACATCTGTCTGTAGTTCAGGTACGTCCTCTTCAGGAGGCGCATCAGGCAAAGGAATCTCATGAGGAACCACTGTCTTGGTTGTTCGCTCAATCAGTGTACTGTTGGGAACATCGATCGGTGCAAGTGCATACAGGTCACCCTTTGACTCAAGTAAACTAGGACGTCCAAAGGAATCAACAAATCGAAAGGATGTCGTGATCGCCTGCTGAAGAGTGTAGATCACAACTTCGCGACTAAACGGTCGCAGAGCAGAGAACAGTTGCTCGCGATCCCAGATCGACTTATCAACAAAGAGTTGTCCAACCTTGGTCAGAATCTCGTCACGGGAATCAAGGTAACTCGATAGAGGGCGAACATGATCAGGGTCTGGGACATCCGGGATGATCTTGCACTGCTCCACGTCAGGCGCCTCATCGAACGTAGGTGCCATCATGCCTCCAAGTTTGTAGGCAACCTTTTTGTGTCCCTCATCTCGAATCTGGGGAACAACCAACTCCTTCCAGTCAGCAGGAAGGGCGACCTGAATCGGACAGTCCATCGCAGATTCTGCAAGAACCTTGCGAACTTTGGCAATACGGGTTCCCTTCACTTCAACACGGGTGCGGTAGGTGTATTCATCAAACGCTTCTCGGTCTTCCTCGGCGCGAACAATGTGGAGATAAACTGTACAGTTCTGTTCTTCGGGAACCAAGTCCTGGTGACTACAGGTACGAAGAGCGCGACCAACGACCTGCTCAATGCGACTCATGTTCCACCACGGATCCAGAATGTGAACTTGGCGGATGAAGCGGAAATCGATACCCTCAGCAGCAAGTGGACTGGTCACAACAACCTTAACGTTCTTTCCCGACACATTTGCTCGGTTCTTGACTACCGACAACATGTCTGAGATTTCCGCGTCGCTAGCATTTGACGAGAGCAGAATGTAGTTTCCCTTGGGTGCTCCCGAATACGAGTTCTGTGCAAGAACAGAGTTTCCCTTCTGAGGTTTGTATCCATGCTCTTCCAGCGCCAT